TCATTTTGCCGTTTCGGTATCGGTCTGCTTTGACTTCTACTTTTGACCCTTGGACAGAGTTGAAGAAAGCGACCAGTTCGGCTTCTGCTCCTTGGCCGTATGCCAAGTCAACTTTGAAGTCGAATTGTGGGTTGTACCCTGTTTGCGTTTTAGTCATGGTTTCCCTCCATCAGCCCATTATGACTGATGTGAGTGTCAGTTTGGAGGATGCGACCCTAGGCGCAGGAGGGAAACACGCCACGCCTAGAGCCTGTCAGAGTTGGCTATGCCTTGTCTGAGTTGGGTTTCGGCAACGCTCGCCATGCTGCTTCGAGGGCTTTTGCGTCTTTTGCCAAGTCCATTTCAAGTTCAAAGTGAAGCCACGCGCCACCGAATGAACCTGCGTTATCTGTTTTGCTGAAAATTTTGACGCCCTTTGTGCCTTCTCCACGGCTACAGCGATAGCCACGCCCATAGGCCGTCTGGTCGCTGTCAGGCTGTTTGGGGTCTCTATAGGCGTAGTCGTGCAGTTCGCACAGTCCTAGGGCTTCTGAGTGCTCAATCAGCCAATCCCACAGTTCTTTTGCTTGGCGTCGTCCTTCACGAGTTTTCGGATACCCCACGTCACCTGCGACTCCCAGCGAATGGACGGACAACGTCTTTTTGCCTCTCATGTTGCGCACTACCCATGTGCCCAAATTGGTAAATGATGGGTAGCGCCGTTTGCACAGGTCAACGAACTTTTCTGTTCCTGCAAGTTTGCCTGTGCCGGGTTCGGTCACTGGATAGTAGGGGTATTTGCGTGTCATGGTGCTGGTGGGTCTTTTGGTTTGTCTTTGAGGCCGTTGCCTGCGAGTACACCGATGAGGCCACCTGCAAGAGTCATGAGCATTGGTGAAAGGACTGCCCATGCTTCGGCATCGTTGGGTGCTTGGTCGAGTGGTTGGGTCACGAACAGCAGGCCGTAGATGAGTGAGGCGATGGCCATCACGAATGAGATTGTGAGTCCACCGGCAACAAAGAGAATGATGCGTGCTTTTATTTCTTCGTTTGTTAGGCGTTGTTTAGGCACAGCGTCCTCCTCCTATTTGTGTTTGTGTTCCGATGGTTTCGGGGGCTTTGTTTTTGATGCGTTCGCAGTTCACTCTTGTACGGTCTGCACAGGCTGTGAGGGTGATGGCGAGCAGGCTAATCAGGGCTAGGCGTTTCATCGGCTGTCTTTATTCCTGATTCAACAAGGGCTTGATATTCCTCATCTGTCATTTCACGAGCAATTTCCTCGCCTGTGTCGGTAATCGTAATGTGCAAGTGCTTCATAGTTAGCCCTTCTTGTATCCGTAAACAGTGACGGTTCCAGAACTAAAAGCGGCCCCAGCAGAACTAAGTGTAAATGTCGTGAATTGAGTAGTTGAGTTTTGAAGCCCAGCACCGACACCAATAAATGCATTTTCGCTGTACATATTGACCACAGGCAAATTTGTACGGGTTGCAAGATTAGGCGAGCAAACATCAAAAGCAGTAGAGAATTTTTGCCCTGAGTCACCAGTTCCAATAATCCAATTTCCTAAATTGTTTCTACCAATTGCAGTAACTGATGGTGTAGAAGTATTGACATAGAAGCCACCCATGTAATGCTGGGAGCCTGAACTGCTAGAACCCATTGCAAGATAATAGCCACCACCAGGCGAAGCGCTTTGCATCCCGGTTATAACAATTCTGTAGTTGTCGTAGTCCGAAGAAAAGACAGTTGGGGATGTAACTGCCGTGCCTGAGGTAGTGGAAAACTCTGCAACCTTCCACAAGCCAACAGCGTTCATTTGCGACGCTGTCAGCACTGCCCCTGTGGTGAAATCTGGTGGTGTAGCCATGTTTAGTATCCTAACTTGTTGTAATCGAGCCTGCCGAAAGTCGTGTTATTGAGTAACAGGTAAGCGTTGAGGTCTGCACCCGAAACGTAATAAGTGTATGAAGCACCGGCAGGGGTAGCAGTGACACTTACACCTTCAATAAGACACTGGTAGGTAGTGCCACGGAAAGTCACACCAACCTGTGTACCAGCCGACAAAATAATTGAACTAGAAGCACCAATTGTGTCTAACTGAAAATCAGCCTGCGCCTCAGCAATACAAGTAAAAGAACTAATAGCAAAACGAGCCGTGCCATAGTTGCCGAGCAGGTAGTTGGCGTAGTCAGTGGCTTGGCTGTTGCTGGCGTTCAACGTGTTCGTCTGATACGCCCGATAAGGCACTGCAGCGCCAGCCTTCGTCACCGTCGCAGCACCAAACGATTCAGGGGTCACCGTCACCTGCGTATAGAAGTTGTCGGCAAGGCTGTCAAAGTTGATTTTGCTATACACCTGATTGGTCGAGTTGTTAGCCACATCAGAAAAATTGATTGTGCTCACATTCGAGTTGAACGGACTCACAAGCGTTGTGGCGTTACCAAACTCCCTGATGCGTGCATTGGTTGTCTGGCACACTCTTGCCACCCAGTCGCCCCAAGTGCTACTAACCGTTGTTGCAGCCATCGCTGGTGAACCAGTAGTGCCAGTCCATGAAAGCGTCAGCCCTGTTTGTGTGTTTGCAGCAGTCAACTGGTTAGCGACCGTGTCGGCAGCCATTGCATAACTATTGCCCTGCATACGGCCAAAACGAGCAAAACCACCCTCAACAGTGATGGTCAAATAGTCAGCCTGACCGACACCACCAGCAAACGGTATGCCATACTGCGCCGTAACGTCAGAAACAAAACCAACCCAAATAATGCGTGGCGTACCCACACCAGTGGTGTTTTCAATTTTGATGTATGTACCAGCAACCAAAGCCGTGATAGGTGACGCATAGCCTGTTGGGTAGCGCATCTCAATAGTGCCTACACCCGACTTGACTTGGTCTAACTGTGCTTGTCTGCCGATGCTGAACTGAATGTTCTGCACATTAGTAAGGGCAGTCCAGCCGACACCGACAGGGTCTGTCGAGTAATAAACCGTGTAGGTCTGTAAAGCCATGGCTAAAAAATGTTGCTCACACGAATAGGAACAGAACCGTTCTGACGCATATAGGTGCGTAGAGCGTTCACGACGGATTGAGGGTCGCCACCGTTCACGTTGATGTTGACAGTTGTGCCACCACCCATTCCAAACTCGCCCATACGGTCAAGAGGGATTACAGCCTCTGGGCCTCGCTCACCAATCATCGCCAAAGTTGCACCACCAGTGACGATGCCACCATTAGCCAACATGGGAATGTCGGGCATAGAAAAACCTTTTCCACCGATACCCGGCACCCACGATGGCACAGTGAAAGAGAACTTGCCGATGGTGTTATTCCAGATGGTAGCAATGCCGTTGAAGGCTTTTTTGAATACATCTACTAACAGATTGACTGCTGGAATCGTGACATTGTTGACGTACCATTTGATAGCGCCAAAAACATTGTCAACAACTTTTCGGAAACCTTCAAACTTTGTGTAGGCAATTGCAAGACCAGCAATGAGCGCAATGACGCCAATGGTGATAAGCCCAATTGGGTTGAGTGCCATGGCAATGTTTATGGCCACGATGGACGCTGCAATGGCTGCTAACGCTCCAGCAATAATCATAAATGTTTCGGGGTTGTCTTGCGCCCAGGTTGCAAACTTCTCAAGGTATGGCAACAACTTTTCAACGGCTGGCAACAACGCTGCACCAATAGATTCTTTTGTTTCGTCAAAGCCAAGTTTCAGTCGAGCAAACTTGCCTGCTGTGGTTTCGGCTGCATCTGCAGCAGCGCCACCAGTGGTCTGGGCAAGCGCAAACATAACGTCTTCAAAGGTTGAACCGTCTTTTATCATCTGACGGTATTCAGGAGCAAGTTTGCCTAGGGCTGCAAGGTTGCCTCCATAGGCTTTTTCTAATGCTCCTACGACGGTCTCCAGTGGTTTGCCGGTGGCTGCTGCAATGTCCATGGCTTGAGTTGCCAACTCTTGTGCCGTAGTAACTGAACCAGTCGCCCTAGCGAGCCGATTCAAAGTCGGCCTCAATTTGTCATCGGAAATTCCGAGCAGTTGACCTTGTGCCGTAATCCAGTCTTCGACGCTGGCTATTTGTGCATCATTTGCGCCAGTAGTTTTTCTGAGGCTGTTAGCGAGGAGGTCTTGCGCTGCAGCGTCTTCAATAGCGCCTGATACTGCATCACCTAAAACAACGGCTAAACCAGCCAACGCTGCTGCTGCAGGAACGGCTGCTTTCTTGATAGCAAACTGTGCTTTTTTGCCAGCGCCTTCTAGGTTTTTGAATTCGTTGATTGCCTTGGAAACTCCAGAACCATTGAATTCACTGACAATAGGAATTGTAATGGCCATTATGAACCTGCTCTTTCAACGTCCCTGATTACCTGCATGACACGTCTTTTCAATTCGTCTTCTACTTGTGGCAAGGCTTTCTCTACACCCGGATACATGAAGCGCCCCGGCAGGCCGTAAAACAAAGTCAGAACTTTTGCTATCTGTGCGTAATCCCTGCGACCAACAAATTCAATAAAAATTGCTGACGGTTCAGTATTGACAATTCGCATTACGGTTTGGTTTTTTCGTCTTGTGTCAATTTTGAATTTAACGCCTTTGCGAACTTTTTTGACGTCATAAGGAAACTGTTTGAACCCTGTTTCCATTGTCCATGCTCGCATCATTCCTGAAGGCAATTTGGCAGGATAGGACGCTTTGATTTGGTCAAGTGCTGGTTTCATGATTTGAGCAGCGTCACGATTGAATTGCTTTCGCAAATCAGGGTCAATACGACGGAGAGCCTTTATAGCCTCTTTAGCGCCAACAATCTCTATGTTTGCTGATGCTGTCATTTCCGTTGTGCTTTCTGCTGGTTGTTCAAAATCTCAATGACGGTGGTTAGGTCGTCAACTTCAAATTCTATTTGTGGGGGGTAATACCCGGTGGCAACAAGTACCTCTGCTAAGGCTCTTCGGTAACTGTTGCTTCGGTGGCTTTTGGGTCTTCTTGACCAACTACTTCTACGGCATTGACTTTCTTGATGTATTCGTCAAATGAAACTGGCACTGGAATGTTTTGCTGTTTGCAGCATTCGTAGGCCATGAACGCAAGGTCTTCGATGCCGATGCCGTTAGCGAGCGTTGAGGCTTTTTGTTTGAACTTGCGTTCCCAAGCGACAATGACGAACAGATTGGTTTCTAGTTCGTATGGTTCGCCTTCGTTGGGCGTGATGCGTAGTTGGATTTTCATGTTTCCCTCTTTCCTTGATTACGGTGCTGTAATGTCTCGAACCCAAGTGCCACCAGTGAAGGAGGCCGTGACGGTTGCGAGTTCGCCAACTGTTGAGTTGATTGGTGTGAAGTTTTCCAGCATTGCGTTCGTAATGATGTACTCAGGGTTAGACGCCGATTCGGTTGTTCCTAATGGGCTGATGGTCAAAACTGTAGAGCCTTGGCCAACCATTGCTGCAAGTGCTGTTTCAACTTCGTTAGCACCGTAGGAAAGAAAGAAGTCAATTGAGACTTCGACGCTCTGGAGGCCACCAACAAAACGATGACCGGTGTCACCGAATGCTGTTGCTTCAAGCGAGTCCTGACCGATGGTGATTGTGCAAGCGTTTGCTTGGTCACTCAAATCGTAAGTTGTTGCGCCCTGCGTGATGTTGATTGTTGCATTGCTAAGGAATGTTGATGTTGCCATTTCTGACCTTTCTAGTTTCGTTTGACTGCGATAGCCACAGTCAAATCGTATGTTGGGATGTCTTGCCCACCGTAAGAAGCGTTACCCGGTCGGGCATCTACTACGGCAATGGAAGAATTCATGATTGTGTCAACCGTGGTCATCAGGTAATCACCTGAATCTTGGTTGCCGGGGGGCGCTGCAAGTACGCGCACTGGAATGCGAAAGTCGCCCACGTTGTAAGTCCATGACGTCATCACTGGTAATTCAATGAAGACAGACATTGGGCGTGCGTTGCGTGGGTCTGTCACTGGTTTGAGTCCGAGTGCTGTCAACGCTGTTTTGATTGCGTTCACTGCGTCAACAAGGATTCCAGATGCAGCCATCAGGCGACCTGTGGACGGCCACAACCAATAAGAGACATAATTCGTCCCATGGTTGAAGGAATAGGGATTGAAGACATTGAATCAAAACTGGCGAACGAATCGGCGCTGCCTCTTTCTCGATAGAGGGTTGAGGCATACATAATCGCCCCAAGTTTGACGTCAGCACCGGGCACTGTGGTCAGTGAGTCAACATAGCCAGCCTCACGACGCTTTCTGAAGCACCAGTTGTTGGTGGCATTGACGCAGACCGTTATGAAGGCCGTGTCGTTAGCAGTAGCCACGTCAATACCTAACCAACTTGTGACATCGGAAGCCTGTATCCACGATACAGACGGTGTGAAGGTCACAGTTCCTGTAGCAACAGAACGCTCTAGTTCCACGCCAGCGTCTCGAAAAAGAAACTGATAAAGACGAATAACAAGATTGTCAAACTCAAAATCACCCTCGTAAGACTCGCCAACGTATTCGTTATCTTGCGTTGAAAGAACGGTGTGTGTGCCGTTTAGACCGTGGCCAGCGCCAGCGATGGTGACAACATCGCCAACCTGTATGCCAGTTTCTACAAAGGTCTGAAGAACCACAACACCGTCTTGGCGTGTGTGAAACGCTAAGTCATAAGTGGCCATGGTTCTTCAGTTCTTCTAGTAGTCCGTCTGATTTAGACGAAAGCAGCCTTGATGAACTTGGTGTCGTCAATCATCTTGGCTGCGAAGTAGCCACGGAATGCGATTGTGCGAGACAAGGTCGATGGGTTGTCGATGCTGATTGCACCCTTTTGCTGTTCCCAGCACTCAAAGCCAGTGGTGTCACCGATTAGGAGTGTTCCAGATGCAAGGTTACGGTCAACAACAACTTGAAGACCAAATGCGTTGCCTGCGTAGTCGCCTGCAGCAAGTTGGCCGAGTGCGTTCATTGGCCCAATGTTCGGGAACAACGGACGGCCACTGTCGTCTGACAAGTTACCGAGCGAAGCCCAACGGTTAGGAGCCATAAACAGGTGTTATGGCAAGTTGCCGTTTGACCCGGTAAGGATGTCTGATGCTGCTTGGTAAATCCATGCAACCCATACTTCAGGCTTTGCAATGTCTGCAGCAGTGAAGTTGTTGGTGTTGGTTGTTCCTGCTTCAAGAGCGTCTGCAGCAACATTGTCCACGGTGTTCGCATAGATGCGACCCATGTCATCGAGCATTGCGCCAAGAACTTCGGGCGAACTCCAGTCCATTGAAGCCTCAGAGATTTCAACGTATCCACCGTAGATTCCCTTGGTGATTTGAACATCGTCAACCACAAAAGTTCCTGCTTGGATTGCTGTGTTCTCTGTTGCTGAAGCCATTGAGGTGTGCGTTGTTACAACTGGACGGATGAACACTTTGCCTGACTGTGGCAACTGGCGTACACCGATTGCGTCAATGACTGGACGAAGGCCACGGAAGTTGTTGTAAATCGGCTGAACGATTGGCAGTGGCAAAACACCGGGAATGTCAGTGGTGACTACGTCAGGTGCAGCAGCGCGAAGGCGAGCGTTGAACTCGGCAGCAACAGCGCCACCTTGCATCTGTGCGCTAATCCATTCGCCAGCAGATGGCATCTTGAATTCACGCTTCGCTGTTGCGAATAGGGGTGTTTGAATAACGTCGGGCTGGGAGGCTTCGACTGGGGTTTCTTGTGACATGGTTTCCTCCTCGGAAGTGTCGTTGTTGGGGGTTTCGGTTGCTTCTTCTTCAGGTTCGGAAGCAGCGATTTCTGTGATAATGGCATCCTTGAATGCCGGTGAAGCGACAAGGCTGATTTCTTCTAGCGATGCTGAAGAAACAATCATTGTGCCGTTTTTTGACATAGTGAATTTGAGTGGGATAGCGCCCACACTCACGGAATCGTAAGCACCTGCCTTGACAAGTTCAATTGCATCGTCCGATGCTCTGGTCTTGGCAAACTTTGCAGTGAACAAAAGTCCTTCTTCTGAATCTGCAAGTTCAGTCACAACGCCACGCAACTGCGTTGAATCGTGATTTTCCAAAAGTTTCGGGTTCTTTGCTTCAAGGTCAAAAGCGCCACGAAGAAAAGAAACCTTTGTGCCGTCTGAAACTGTCGCTGTGACATCCCAAGGTACGGCAACGCCTGTAATCGTGCGCGGCGAATCTTCGCCTGCAGCAGCATCCAGTGTTACTGGAATGGCCTGTAATCTAATCATGCTGATTCTGTCTCCGATGGTGTTGAAACGGCTGGTTCTATTGGGGTTTCTGCCATGTTGTTATGCTCAAGCAAATCGTCAAGGTCAAATTCAACAAAGCGTCCACGGCTCAACACGTCATCCATGGACAGGCGCTGTGTGATTGCTGTGGCGTACATTTGTGCACCAAATAACCAAAGGTCTTGTCTCGCCTGCTGTGCATTCTGGTAAGTCATTGAAGCACCGGGGGTTGGCGCTGAAACGAGATACGCAGGGACGCTACAGAGGCGTGACAAATCGAGTGCTTGATACTGGCGTTGTTCACTGTTGACACTCATCGGGTCTTTGTCAAACTCGACAAACTCTACAAAGTTATTGAGTGCGCCAATGACGTTTCCATCACGGCGAGCCTGCGCCCATGATGCAGCAAGGTCACCAAGTTCTTCACCCGACATGGTCTCGCCAGCAGAGGTTTGCTGAAGATAACCCGGCACAGTTTCAATGGTGGCGTATCGGTCGGCTGCTTGGTCTAGGTGGTAGCCAATGTTGAATGCACGTTGACCAGTAAAGATAAGTCCAGTGGTTGGCGACAAGAAAGTGATGACCTGCGAAGCGTCAAGAGGGACACCGTTGAACTGAATGTCGTCGGTCATGCCAAAATACTGTGGGCCTTGCTCATCAGGTGTTTGAATGTTCGCAGCAGGTAGCCAACGGAAAGACATAGGCCGTCCGTCGCCAGCATTACGGCTAGTCACATACCAAAAGGCACGACCGTAAAACCACAAATCTTTGAATGTGTTAGCAAGCATGAACTGACGTGGCACATTTGGGTCTGGGCGTTCCATCCACGTTTCATTTGGGACGTAGATTTTTTCGTATTTTTCACCTGTCCACTGTTTGGTGTACTGCTTGAATTCAAGGCCACCAATAGTCGAAGCCAGTAGGTCGTAAGAGCGTGAAACAGTGGGCAGTGACAACGCCAGTGTCTCAACTGTGCCACTGTTCCAAGCGTAAAAAGGTGGGATTCCGGACGAGCCGACACCAGCAGCAGCCTTGATAGGCGCACTGGCGTATTCGGCTCGAATTTTGCGAGAGAAAAGACCCACGCTCGGATTCTTACACAGATTTGTTGCAAATGCAACTATCTACGGAAAGCCATTGCAGCCTTGCCAGTATTTATCGGGCGTGAAACCATCGCTGCAGCAACCACCAAAAGACGTGCTGCCTCAATCGGCCCCGGTGAACGCTGGGATGAGATAACCACTTGGCCGTTTGCGCGAGCAAGCACGGCACGGTTGACATGGCTCGCCAGTAGTTCTTCGCCACGATGCAAAACCCGATGCTCAAGAATCAGTGACCGAGTAAGCGCCGTCAGTTTTAGGATTTCGGCGTAGCCAAATGTGATGCGCCTGCGTTCAAGTTTTTCGGGGGTGTGCACATCCAGCGTCGGAGAGATGACCAGACGCAGTTTCGGGTCTGCCTCCATAGCCTTCTCAATCTGTAGCCACATCTCCTTCATTGACTCAGTAGAGAACTCGACCGTGGCCACAATCGTTTGTTCCTCAGTTAGTCCACAGCGAATCCCCACATACTTGGAACTATCCACAGAACAATCCACAGCCAACACGCCACCAGCAGGGCATTCCTGCTCGGTCTTGAGTTTCTCCCACACACCCGGCTGAAGCCAAGCGTCAGCAGAAGACACCCACAGATTTAAGTGGGCACGAAGGAACGCTGCACGGTCTGGGGATTCGGCTGCAGCATGAAGTGCGTCAAGGGTAATGGTTTCCCCTAACGCTGGGTTTGCCCAACGCCAATAGGAATCATCATTCGGGTCAACATCGGGCAGTGACCATTCAGCAAAATAAAGCCGTGTCTGTTTGTGTTTGTCAATCGCCCCCAGCGCCTGCTCTCGAAGACGTTGCATAGTCTTCGACCCTTCGTCGCCACTGGTTGACCATGAAGAAAGCAACGGTGATTTCACAGCAATCTGTGACGGCCTCAAAGCGTCAAAATAAACTTCCTCGGTGACGTTCCAAACTTCGTCCACAATAATCAGGTCGTAAGTTCCACCATGCAAATGAGGCGTCGCAGCACGAACCTCCCAAACACAATTGCCTATCTCGACTTTGTTGCGCCCATAAGACCAAGTGACTTTGGCGTCGTAGTGCGCCTCCAGTACCGGGGCTAACTCATTGAAGATAGCAACAGCCCTGTCAAGTTTGTTAGCCGTAGAAAGAACACGCATAGGTTTGCCACGCATCGCTGCAAAGTCTGTAAGCCACCAGCCGATGAGCGCCGTGAGTGCAACAGACTTGCCGTTTTGGCGAGCCGTAGAAACAAGAGACTCACGATGCACAAGGTCGCCATTTTCATAATGGGTCAACTGGCCATTCAATGCTCGACGTTGCCACCCCATGGGAAAAGAATGGTACTTAGACCTAGCACGTTGCGAAACTGGCAATTCGACTGCCCGAATGTACCCATTGAACCCACACTCCAGTTATGTTTCCTATTTTGGGATTTACAAAAGAACGTGGGATTTTTGGAATGACACGCCAGCGCGAAAAGTGCACAAACTGTCTTTTGGTGCTCAGGCTCGTGGCGTGGACAGGATTGCTTTCCACGGTCACACTGAGGGTGGCAAGTATCGCTACCCAGTCGGGCTTTACGGCTGGGGTGCTATCAAGAACAACTGCAACGGCCTGAACGACCAACTTTGCAAATCCAACCACCCATCTGTTATAAAAATAAGGCGCTGCAAATAGCGCATCAAGTCAGTGAGGGAAACAATGACACATTCAGAAGCAATACACACTCTCGGCCTGTTGGCTGCGAAACTAGAAATAGAGATGCGTTTCCAAGAACGTGAAGCCGTCGAGTACGCCATCGGGCAACTATCTATGGCTAAGAAAGACGACCCGAACGCACTTGCCCAGTTGATTCTGGACTCTGCAAAGCAGGCATCAGAACTGTACGCAAAAGGACTCATCTGATGGCGTTCAATCTTGAAGACTACGAACCTGTAGCACACCGACTCGACAGATGGCTCAAAGACTGCCATGTGCGAAGCGTCCAACCAAGAGTCATCACCGACCTTGTGCACTACCTGCAAAACTCAGCCGTGTTCTCAGCATCGCTGTACGAAAATGACGTGCTCATTGCTACAGGCTGGGCTGAAGAGATTCGTGGTGAAGGACACATCAACAAAACCAGCCACCTAGAGAATTGTGAGACTGGCGCTGTAGGCCGTGCTTTGGCTAATGCCGGGTATGCAGGTTCAGACCTCAACAAACGCCCCAGCCGTGAAGAGATGACCAAGGTGCAGCGTGTAACAACGACCAGCGCCGATGGTGTCACCACGGAACGCCCAGCGAACGCACCCAGCGACAAGCAAGTATGGCTCTATAAAAAGTTGTTGAAGGAGGCAGGCAAGTTGCCCCCACTTGACCTGCCAAGCATGGACAAGTTCCAAGTGTCCAAAGCCATTGAAGCCCTGAAGAACAATGAGCCTGAAGAAATCCCATTACCAGAGGAGGAGCCGTTCTAATGATGAAATACACCGAGGCTGGCCTTGTGATGAGTGGTGGTGAAATCCTCACTGAGCATGGCAAAGTCGCAATGGCAATGATGGATGAGATTCAACGCCTAAACAAAGAACTGAAGTGGTGGCAAGAGTATGCGTTTCAGATGAACGCCATTGTGAATTATGAGGAGCCATTTTGAGCGACAACGGCACATTGCGTGATCATCTGGCCGATGTAATTAATGAACGAAACGAACTACTACGCAAGGTCGAGCTGCTTGAGGCTCGCCTTGACGTACTAACCAAACAACTGTCAGCACTGTGGAAGGTTGACAATGACTGAGTTTCTATCCATGTGCATCATGGTTTTCGCTGTGTTTATGACTGGACTTCTACTAGGTCAGGCAGGCAAGAAATGATGCCCTACGGCCTGAACGGTGCCTGGCATTACCCAGATTGCACAGCCACAACTAACTATGACCCTGACTGTGACTGTGTAGGCAACATGGCAAAACAACTCAGCGTGCTTGTAGAGGAATGCAAAAGACTGATGCAAATCAACCGAACCCTAGAAAGCCAACTGCGCCGTGCCTCCAATGGGTGACGCATCCGAGCGTCTCTTCCAAGACAAGGTCGAGCAGATAGCCAAAATGAACGGATGGCTCATCTTCCACGCCTCCCCACACCAAGTAAGACCCGGTGTCTTTAGGTCAGACGGCAAAGGATTCCCCGACCTTTGCATGGTGCACAGGACTAGGGGTTTCATCATGGCCGAACTCAAATCCACCACTGGACGCCTCTCACATGATCAAATGATGTGGGGCGAGGCTCTACTGGCGTCAGGCATAGAACATTATGTGTGGCGACCAAACCAGTTAGACCTCATCGCAGCACGACTAGGGAGGGAAGCCCAATGACATTGAAACAGTTCAGCCAGGCACAGTACGACGCAGACGACAACTGCAAACATGACGTGATCACATTCCTAGAGCGTGAATCAGGAGGCAAGTTCAAACTGACTGTCAATACCGACCTGTACGGCATAGACCTTGTAGGCGAATACAACGGCATCCCATGTGGCGTAGAAGTCGAGATAAAACACGGCTGGTCAGGTCATCACTTCCCATTCTCCACAGTGCACATCGCAGCACGAAAGGTGAAGTTCATCGAATGCAAACCTTATGTGTTCTTCGTGATGCTCAACACTGAACGCACCGAAGCCCTTGTGGTAAGCC